CTGGGTGGTGGCTCCTTCCTGAGACATCTTGGCTGCAGCCGCACTGCTGGCAGAAGCTTTGGCACTGGTATCCGCTGCCTTGGCATTGGTGGATGCTTCGGCCGCTTTTTGGGAAGAAATCGTTGCCCAGGTCTTGGCAGACTTGGCCCCTGAAACTCCATCCGGTGCTGCATCACTTTCGGCCCAGGCCCGGGCTGTTTCAGACCAGGTTTTGGAGGACCTTGCTCCGGAAACCTCGTCCGGTTCCGAGATGCTTTCTGCCCATTGTCTGGCTGTATCTGCCCAAACTTTAGATGAACGGGTACCTTCCCCTGCAGGAGCACTGTCACTCTCCGCCCAGGCTTCCGCCATATTCTTGCTGTTGAGGGCATCTGCCGCATACTCCACGGCCTTCTCTTGGTATTCCCGGGCTTGATCCGCTGCGTACCCGTCCACCACATCCCCCATTTCCACTTCACTATTGTTCTGAACGGTCAGGGTCACTTCTACATTGGACGCATCAGACATTATGGGCCACCCCCTTGATGATGAAAGATTTCGTAAAGAAGCAGGTAAGGATCCGTTCCGTCTCGCTGTTCATAATGGCCAGATCATAAATGTATGCCCCAGGCTCCAGGGAATCCAGGGCTCCCTTGGGAACTGCCACATCTACAAAATTATTGCCCGGATTGTAGAAATTGTCCGAATAGACCACTTCGGAGGAATTTGTAGTCTTCTTGATGGCAAAAACTACCTTGTCCGCATGGGTCAGTTTGTAGTTGGTAAAGCGGAACCGGATGGAAAAGGTGTCGTACTGGGACACCTGGATGTTCTTATTTTCGTCAATGACCAGCATCTTAGCCGCCTCCCGAATCATCACTGCAATCACAGTTACAGTTGCAGTTGCACTGAGAATTCTCTTTCCAGTATTCTTCCGTATGGGACCGGTTCACCAGCTCCTGGAGGATGCGCCGGAGGGTGTAGGTTCCTGCCGGGATGCCCCGGTGTTTCCGGATATGGTAGGTGGACTTGATGGACAGGGGGCTCGATGCCGATGTAGGTCCAGTCTCTACGTCCCAGGAATTCAAGCCCATCACCCGAGCATCCTTGTCCGCCTGGGTGCTGGAAGTAACCGCAATTTCCACCTGATCGATGAGCCGATCATCGGTCAGTGTTCCCATCCCGTTATAGGTAACCTGTACTGTTTTTCCTGCATCTGCGGCAGAAAACTTCAGGGTCCCGGTATTCCACCCTTCAATGCCGTGCTCCGTAGTCAGGTAATCTGGCCAGTACTGTCCCTGGGCCGGTTCTTCCGACACTTCCGTCAGGAGCACCCCATTTTGATATTTCACTTGCAGTGTGGTGGGCGATGTTTTTTGGGGAACTTCCGCCAGCCGGATGGTATAGGGACTGTTAGTAGGGATTACATGAGTTTCGTCAAAAATCTTTTTGATGTCGAAGGTATTTTCAAAGGGATTGAATCGATAATCATGGATGGCCATCAGCTTCCTCCTTTCCATTGCTTCAGGACCGAAGACTGGGACTGCTCCATATCCTTGGACCGGCGTTCGATTTCCGACAGATACCGGTCCACGGAAAACTGAGGTTCTCCCAGTTCCATCTCCGTCTTGATGCCGTTGGACCCGGACAAGGTATATTTGATCTTTTTGATGGGATAGGTATCTGCATTTCCGTCCAACCGTCGAATTTCGGCCAGACCGTCCGTAGACATGTGGCGGACATTAAAGGTCCCGTCCGGATAGGGATATTCCAGCCGCACCCCACCAATTTTGGCAGATTTTACGGGGCCCTTATACTGACGGATCTGGTTTTCCCCCCACCGTTTGGCATCGGCCGCATCGTAGGCTTCCGGCAGATTCCAGACAGCCTGGTGAACTCCATACCTGTTCTGGCTTTCCTGATCTTCCACAATGCAGAGCCACTGTTCTCCCTGGTCATCCACACTGCCTCCCTTGATCCGGGCCCAGTTCACCAGTTTGGACACATCCCAGGAAGGGGTATAAGACGTGATGTGTTTTCCCACGGTCAAACGGGCCTGTTCGTTGACGGAAGTTTCTCTACGGCGAAAATACAGGCACCGGTATTCGTCCACCCCATACACATAGTCCACGGCAAAGTCAGCCAGGGTGTTCAGAGCTTCTTTCACCGTGACTCCATCAAAGACCAGTTTGGTGGGATTGTACCCTACGCTCTGGATTTTGCTGTCGTTGTAGACCACCTGCAGGGTCTGCCGTTCCACCTGCCGGGCAATATCCCGGACAATATCTCCTACATCGGTGTTCTCGTAGGTCTTCCAGAGCATCACATTCTCCAGTCGGTTATAGAAGCCGTAGCCTTTGTACACGAACTTGGTGTCCGTCGTCCCTTCAATGGGCCGACTGATGATGTAGCCGCTATACCATGGTTTTCGGTCTCCATACAGATGGATGTCGATGCGCTGCATATAATCTAGCTGAGCGTTATCGGGCTGCCGATAAAAGGTCAGCTGGCACTGGCCGCAGCCAGTATTTGTGATTTCAAAGGTTACTTCATTCAGGGCATTGGCTTCGCTTCCCCCTCCGAAAATGGCCGTCCGGGTCCCGTCCCTTTTGTAGGCATAGACCACGAACTGGCCGGGATAATACTCATGGACCTTGCCCCGGTCATTGCTGCCTTCTCCTTCACCGGTAGGACCTGCAAAGATCCACCGGCCGAAAAGGCCCCGTCCAAAGATGAAATTTGTCATACAAACCACCTGTTGGTATAGATAATTTCTACCGTTCCTGCTCCTCCTGTGTAGAGAAAGAGATTCGCTCCCGGTTTGGCGTGGAGGAAAGCCCCGGTAAAGGCGTTGATGCTGTTATCCTTGTCCCGCCAGACCGTTCCTTCTCTCCCGTTCACAATGGAGGTCTTGGGAGCCACCAGCAGGGCATCGGTCAGGGTAAACTTTTCTTTGGCTTCCTGGTGCCAGACGGTGAGGTTGGTCATCCGGTCTTTGGGGATAAACCGGAAAGTCAGCGGGGTATCCACGCTCCCCAGGTTATGGAGCACCATTTCCGCCTGCACCGTTGCCTGGGGAAAGAGAAAGACAACTTTGGATTCCTGGGCTTCGTACCGAAACGGATCTGCCAGGAGAAGGGACACGGTAATGTTGCTTCGTCTCTGCTTGAACCCGTTTTCGAACTTGTGCTTGATCTTGGACAGGCAGGCCACATGATAGACCCGGTCCGGGCGGCCGGCCATTAAGGAATAATTCGTTTGGCCAAAGAAGGTATAGGCTTCGTTCAGCACTTCGTCATGGTCTTCCTCCGTAACCCCCTCCATGGAAAATTCCACCTGGATCGTCCGGCCATCAATCTTTCCATCCCCCACCGCATCACTGCCATGGGCGAAGGCCCGGGATTGGAGCTTATTCCGGAAAGTGTAGCTGCCGCTGTCCGTCAGGCCCCAATGGGCCGGGAGCTTATATTCCACCCCATCTTTGGTAATGGTGAAATTTTGTTCGTTTTCTTTTCGTTTCGGGAACAATTTTTCACCTCCTGTAAAATACGATTAGTAGGATAAAAATGATATAATAAAAATAAAAGGTGATGCCTAGTGGGGTGAGTGATTATGCATAAGGTCGTTTTAGAATGGCATGTTACACCTCAGATTTGTTTGCTTATGTTGGATCGAAAAATCCCCTTACGGAATTTTAAAGGGTATAGAATACGTGGGAAGATATATTTACCCATACACTTTCATCTTAATAGTGACATTGATACGCAATCAAAGACAATCGCAATTGAAAGCAACGAGCATTTTATGGGAGAGTCCGTAGAGTTTATTTAATCCTTTATTAAATAGTTATGGAAAGAAAAGAACACAAGGAGAAACGGAAAATGAGAATGTCTTTTTCCCCAAGAGTGGAAGAGCTGGAAAAGAAAATAAAGCCCTATGTTGCAAAGATGGGAGGCATCGTTCCTGATGCCCCAAAGGAGATAAAAGAAGCCTTTGAGGAATATAAAAAACTCGTTAAAAAAGAAATGTGGTTCTAAGCCCCCTGCCCCAGCAGCGGGCTTTTCTTATTTCACGCACCTCTCAGTCCGGCCAGAACAGCTTCCGTAAACCCATCCATCAGATCCTCCAGATCCGCGGCGTTGTTGATGTCCCCATAGTTGTTAAAGGTTGTCGCTACGTCCCGTTTATCCGTAGATTCGCTGGAATTTGTGATGCCTTCGGCAATGCTGTTAAACACAGCCCGGTTCAGGGGCAGGGCCACTTCGTCACCGGCATCCCCCAGGACACCAATAAGGGGTCTTGTGAAATACCCGCCTTTGGCATAATGAGGAGTCTTTCCGGCTCCTTGCGCCGCACCTGCAGCCGTATTGGTTGCAGCAGCTGCCATGCCGATGCCTACCGCAGCGGACGTACCTCCGGTCAGAAGGCCCGTGGCCACAGGACCGGCAGACGGGTCGATGACCAGTTTCAGCCAGGCTGCAGGAGCCAGAGCCCCGGCTGCAGCCGTCCCCTGGGCTACGGTCTTGGCCGCACTGGCTGCGTTTAATTTATCCCCGAATAGGGCCGTCACCAACATCCCGGAGAGCATCTGGGAGAAATAGCTGGCAATGGTCTTCAGCATGGCCTTCCCCAGATCCAGAAAGGCATCCTTAGCGTTTTTTGCTCCTGTCAGGATATCTGTGAAGGCGGTCTCCAGGCCATTTAAAGTGGTGGAAGCCATGTCCGCGATCAGTTCCAGGGTTCCCATGTGGGCATTCATATAGGCTTCCTGGTAGGTATCCATCAGAGATTTCTCTGCGTCAATGTTGCTTTGGCGGAGGGCCATCTCAGCCGTCAGGGTCTCCTGCAGCATGGCCAGGGAATTCTGGTTGTAGGCTTCATCCAGAGCTGCCTGGATGTCTTTTCCCTGGGCAAAGTAGGCGTTCCGTTCCTCCATATAGCTTTTGTAGGCTGCTGCTTTTTCCAGATTGGCCTGTTTGTCAAAGGCAATCTCGTTGGCACTGGCCTGTTCATAGGCGATGCCTTTTTCCTTCAGAGCGTTCAGGAATACAGCCTTTTCACTGGCCGTCAAAGAAATAAAGTCCTGGGACAGCTTGGCGTACTTGTCATCAATGGACGCCACGGTCTTTTCCATGTCGGACTGCATCTTCATGACTTCCTGTTCCTGTTTGGAACCATAGAGGGTAAGTTTGGCAGTAACGGCATCAAAAGACAGGTCCCGGGCTTTGTTCATCAGTTCCCGGTTTTTGGCCTGTTCTTCCGAAAGGGCGTCCAGGCGCTTCTGGGCATATAGCTCTGCCAGACGGGTCTTATCCCGTTCGTAGTTCTCGTTGGCAGACCGGGATTTTTCCAGTTCGTCCGTTTCTTCCTTGTACCAACGATCCACCAGGGCACTCTTGGTCTGGAAGGTCCGGAACCATTCTTCTTCGATACTCTTGCTGGTCTGAATAGCGGCATTGGCCAACTGATCTGTTTCTCTGGAG